TAATCAATGAGTTAGGTAAGCCCTACAAGGGTCTGTAAGGGGCTGTGCTGACTAGGGTACTCTGGGTATTAGTACCCTTCGGACCACTGATTAAACTCGTTTTCTTTGACTAAAACAAGGTTAAATGTGCCAGTGATAACCGCCGCACCAGTACCAGCAGTAACTCTTAGGTCAACATCAGTCTTCTCCGCGAGTGTGACTGGGACACCAAAGATATATTCATACTGACCGCCATATGTTGCGCCCTTGTGCATTGTTCTGAATACACCATTTGGTTCTCGCATGAGCAATCTAGATTTGATAGGAGAGTTAGCACTACCAGCGAATTCATAATGCATCAATAGCCCTATATATCCCGCTGGAACAGTGTAGACACCCATAAGTGTCTGCCCCTCACCCGCACTAATCTGAGCGATTTTAATGCCAGAAGAGGTACCGTAATGTGCTGAAATATCTCCTACTTCTTGCTGTGAAGAAGTGTTGTACATTCTAAACAATCTAATATAAGTGTTTTGAGATGCTACAGCGGTTGTTGTTGGGTCAGTAGCGTCAAGGGTGACTGTCTCTGATTGCACATTGAAGTCTGCATCAAGACCCTGAATAAAGACTGTAATGCCCGCATCATCTTCATCATCTGATTTGAGATGTACATTTGCGGCACCGAGATCCCATGTAGTAGCCCACGGATATAAAGTAGAACCGTCCCAAACAGTTTCTTCTACGCCATTTGCCGGAGAATTGTTTGCGGCAAATTTGTGGATGTGAAGAGCATTGCGGAGTTTACCTCTCGCAAGTTGTACTCTCCAATCATCACCGAATAAGAATGTGCTCATTTAGTCTTTTTTCTCTAAAGCGCTTTTGCCGTAAAATGCGGCGACTATAGCAGCGACTGAAACAAAATAGGTTGGCGCCATATCACCCAAAACCGACGCGCCTGACTCGAGGCCAAAGAATGTAGATGCAACTACAGCGAACGGATATAACAACATACCGTAAAGTGCGAACCAGGCCATATTGCGCTGGGCGTCTCGCATTGCGTCCTCATCCTCCAAACGCTTGCGCTTGAATTCGAGGTACATTGCTTTTTCTTCATCATCTACAATGCCGTCGCCATTTACGTCAGCATCGTGGAATTTCTTATCATCTGCCATGAGAATCCCCTATATTATATTTGTTATGGGTATCTTGTTATTTATAAAGTTTAAAATTTAAAACCCTCAAAGCTACTTATTTTCTTGCCAAACGCTGAATTATCAAATACAGGAGTATCATCATTACCTGCATCTTGTAATCCTTCCTGAGGATCACCCTCTACATCAAACAGTTTCATTCTTGATCTGTCTACACCCAACATAAACCTTTTGTTCCTAGTGGGGTCCGAATATCTATTCTTCAACTGTTTAACCATAACTTGACCTAACTTTTCTATTTCCTCTGTGCTGATGAGCGCAAACATCAAGTCTGCTGTAGCAGGAAGGCCAAATGATTCTGAGGTATCAGTCAATTCAACATCACTACTATTGTATCCACTCCTTGTAGTCTGTGTAGCAGTTACAAGAGGAACATCATGTTCAACTGCTAGTCCTCTAAGTTCTTCTGCAATGGACTTGATGATTGTGTAGGAGTTTGCTGAGGAACCAGCACGGAACCTACTGCTACTACATATGTTAAGGTAGTCAATATATATAATATCAGGTACAAAATTTCTTTTAAGTTTGATTTCGTTGAGTAGGGCTTTGAAGTGTCCCGCGTGTGCTGAGGCCGTCGGGTATTCTTTGACGATAAGCCTGCCTTGGATTTTTTCATTTATCTTTTGTATCCTATCTTCAAACATTTGCTTTGATAGATCTTTTAACTGACCTATAGGCAAATTCATTAGATTGGCATCAATCCTTTCTGCTATTCTTTCTTCAGACATCTCAAGTGTAATATATAAAACATTTTTACCCTGTGAAATGTTATTAGCTGCAAGATGACACATGAAAAGAGATTTACCAACACCTGTTCCTGCAAGACATACATTCAGAGTTTTATTAGCAAGTCCGCCTTCTGTAATCTCATTGAGCATTGCTAAGTCAAAAGGAATTTTTTCTTCTAACCTATGATAAAACTCATAACGCTGTATTGCGTTTTCAATATAGTCATGTCCTACGTTATTATCAAATCCTACTTGTAATGCTTTTGATAACATATCAGGCAAAGCGTCAGGACCTCTCTCCTTATCTCTGCCGTCAATAACCTGAATTCCATCCATTATAGCATTGTAGATTGCTTTATCCTTACAATACTTCTCAGTTTCATCAAGTAACCACTCGTAATCTATCGTTTGCTCATTCTCTTGTTTCAGCCATTCACTTAGAGCGGGTAGTTCACCTTCTGATACTGTTCTATCTTCTTCAATAGAAATAGCAAGTGCTTGTTTTGTAGGAGACTTGTTATATTTATCAGCGTGCTGTTGAATTTTTCTCAACAGTGTTCTGTGTTCACCTGAAAAGTATTCTGTTTTTAGAAAAGGAATAACTTTTCTAAAATAATTATCATCAGTAAGAAGGGTACTTAAAATTATATTTTCCAACCTGTCTTGCATTTCTTATCCTTTTTCTAATAATATGAATTGAATTTTCTTGTAGATTTTCTCTAAAAGTTAAATCAGCACTTGTTGGTTTCACAAACATTTTATTAGTATTATTATAACGACTTATGTCTATAGTGTCAAGGAATATAGTGTAG